TTGCCAGCAGACAGCGACAAAGTATTTGAGATAGAATATGTTTATCGTTCGACAGCAGTAAATGCTATGCGACACGGAGTGTTGCGTTATACGTGCGACAGAGCAGTCGAGGACGTACAAACCGTAGACGAATTTGAATACACTGGCGACGCTGCCTTTGTTACAAATTTGACATTTAGCGGAACATTAATAGACGCAGACGCAGACGCAGAATTAGATACACTAGTAGTTGTACACGAAAACACTACTACGGCAGACAGTGGAAGTATACTGTTTAAGGTTAAGACATTTAGTTTAGTATAATTTATGTTCAATAAAGACGATTTTTACGACAGGTTGCAGGTCTGGAAGGATTTGCGATCAGAATTAGAGACCTCGGCTACACCTATCAAACTGTTAAAGGATTTCTATAGACAAGCACCACTTGTAACAATAGCAGCAGATCCGTATGATCAAGAAGTATGGCCAAATCCTTGGGAGCAAGTAGAAGAAAATATCTATTGTCCATTCTCAGTTATTTTGGCAATATGTTACTGTTTGCAGTTAAGCACTAGGTTTAGTCAGAGCTCGATTGAGATACATATAGGTACGGATGAGAAAAGAGAACAAATAATTTATTGTTTGTTATTAGATAAAAGACCAATAGGGTTATGGGACGAAGACGACACGCCAAATGTCATATCGCGTGAAGTTTACGACATGACCCTATAAATACCTAAAGATATAAGAACCCAGGAGAGAGAAAAGAATGATTCAAGTCACCAAAAGAGACGGCCGGAAAGAACAGATAGACATCGAAAAGCTACACAAGGTAGTCTTTTTTGCATGTGAAGGAATTACAGGTGTAAGTGCATCTGAAGTAGAAATCAAAAGCCAAATTCAGTTTTATACAGGAATGGCTACAAGCAACATACAAGAGACATTGATCAAAGCGGCTGCTGATCTTATCTCAGAAGAAACACCCAATTATCAATACGTAGGCGGCAGACTAATTAACTACGCAATACGCAAAGAAGTATACGGCGGTTATGAGCCATGTCATATTAAAGAATTAGTAGAAAAAAATGTAAAGCGTGGCTTTTACGATCCTGAAATCTTAAACTATTACAACGATGACGAATGGGATAAAATCAACGGATTTATCAAACACGAACGCGACGAGAACCTAACTTATGTTGCTATGGAGCAACTACGCGGCAAGTATCTAGCACAAAATAGAGTTACTAAGGAGATATTTGAATCCCCGCAAATGTGTTATATGCTAATCGCAGCCACCTTGTTTAATACGTACACAGGTGATGAAAGATTAAAATGGATCAAGGATTATTACGATGCTATTAGCCTTCACGATATTAGTTTGCCAACTCCTGTTATGGCAGGCGTTCGTACACCTCAACGTCAATTCAGTAGCTGTGTACTTATTGAAACTGGCGATAGTCTTGACAGTATTAACGCTACTAGCTCGAGTATTGTTAAGTATGTAAGTCAAAAAGCTGGCATTGGTATCGGCGGCGGCGCAATTAGAGCTATTGGTTCTCCTGTTAGGAAAGGCGATGTATTTCACACAGGCGTTGTTCCCTTTTTTAAAATGTTTCAATCAGCAACACGTAGCTGTTCTCAGGGCGGCGTAAGAAACGGCGCTGCAACATTGTATTATCCTATTTGGCATCTCGAAGTAGAAGAATTGTTAGTGCTCAAGAACAACAAAGGCACGGAAGATAACCGTGTACGACACATGGACTATGGTGTGCAGTTTAGCAAACTATTTTATGAAAGATTGATTTCAGGCGGCGAAATTACTCTTTTCTCGCCAAGTGACGTACCAGGTATGCACGATGCGTTCTTTGCTAATCAAGATTTGTTCCGTGAACTATACGAATCAGCAGAAAAGAATCCTAAGATACGCAAGAAAACAGTTAAAGCACTTGACTTGTTTATTTCGTTTATGGAAGAGCGCAAAGGCACAGGACGTATCTATTTACAAAACGTAGACAACGCAAACGAGCACGGTAGCTTTATTCCAGAACTTGCGCCAATCCGTCAAAGCAACTTGTGTGCAGAAATTGACTTACCAACCAAACCACTTAATGATATTAATGATCCAGAAGGTGAAATTAGTTTATGCACGTTAAGCGCAATTAACTGGGGCAATATCAAGACACCTGCAGACTTTGAACGGGTGTGCAGATTAGCTGTGCGCGGCCTAGATGCACTTCTGAGCTATCAGCATTATCCTATCTTGGCAGCGCAAATGAGCACAGACAAGCGTCGTCCTCTTGGTGTTGGAATTATCAACTTTGCTTACTGGATGGCAAAGAACGGGTTTACTTACCAAGACGTAACACCAGAAGCACTTGCTAAGATAGATGAATGGGCAGAAGCATGGAGTTATTATCTCATTAAAGCAAGTGCAGACCTTGCAGTAGAGTTTGGTGCACCGAGCGGTAATATGGAAACAAAGTACGGACACGGTATTACTCCGAATCAAACCTACAAGAAGGATTTAGACGAACTGGTACCACACGTCGAGCGTATGGACTGGGACGGACTAAGAGCGCAGCTTAAAGAAACAGGTATTCGTAATTCTACACTAATGGCACTTATGCCAAGCGAGTGCCAAAGTTTGTTAAATGAAATGAAATTAAAGGACGGCACAACACTAACTCTAGCTGAAATAATTCAAGATGTTGGAAAAATTGACATAGACAAAGTTCATAATGATATGATGATTGGTCAGAGATTTCCTTTCTTAAAGCCTATTGAACTTGAAAACAGCGTAGCATACGAATGTTACTATAATGGTCCTCAATCTGTTACAGAAATTGAATTCGAAGATGGGTCTGTTTACAAATTTACAGAAAATCATAAATTATTAGTTAACCGTAATAATAAAGAAATATGGATAACAGTGTCTGAGTTAACAGAAGATGATGATATTGTTAGCGTTAATGGATAAATAACTAGAGCATTAACGCCAAGGAAATTATAATGAAAAAAGCCAATCCATATGATCCTGATTATGTAATGAAAAGAGATAGTTGTACTCGAGAAGAAGCAGAGGCAACTATCTCTATTATGAAGGAGAAGAACGCATGGAACCGAGGTAAAAAGATATCAAAAGCCAATCCATATGATCCTGATTATGTAATGAAAAGAGATAGTTGTACTCGAGAAGAAGCAGAGGCAACTATCTCTCAATTTAAGGCAAACAAGGCAACATCGAAAGAAAATTTTATTAAAAAGTACGGTCATGAAGAAGGACCTCGATTATACAATGAATGGAAAGACAAGTCGTTGCAAAAAGGTTGGAATACTTGTAAGGAAAATGGAAAATCACAAAGTCCTAGATGTAAAGAATTTTATATAAGAAAAGGTTACTTAGTCGAAGACGCAATACTAAAGGCAAAAGAATTTCAATATAAAAATAGTCCACTTCATATTCAATATTATATCGAACGTGGCAAAGATATTGAATATGCAAGAAAGAAGATTAGAAAGATACATGATCAAAAAATAGGAATTGACTCGTATAGAAAATATTTAGAACTGTCAGGATTGAGCGAAAGAGATATCAGCGATACAATAAAAAATGTTCGAGGTCATAATACGTTGGCTAATCTAGGAGAGGAAGAATTTAAAGTTCGACAAGCAAAAATTAGAGAAACGTTAGAAAATAACGGAGTATGGGTTCCGTATAATCAAATATCAGATTATGAAAAATATCGTAAACAAGTTTGGAAAATTACTAATAAAAATGATTTAAGTTTATTAGAAAATTATAACAAACGGGGCACAGCAGGTATACAAGGCGCTTATCATTTAGATCACAAGTTTTCTATATCGCGCGGATTTATCGAAGGAATTGATCCGTTACTTATTGGAAGTTTACAGAATTTAGAATTTATACCCTGGGAAGAAAATGTTTCTAAACAAGGAAAATGTTCAATAACAAAAGAGGAATTATTAAAATGAAAATTAAACGTATTACAAGAAATGCAGGAACAGAGCATACATGGGACGTTTCAACTGACACTGAGACTTATACACTAGCTAATGGATGTGTTAGTCATAATACTAGTGCGCAGGTAGCAAACGCGACAAATGGCATTGAACCGCCAAGAGCGTTAATTAGTATTAAGCAATCTAAGCACGGCGTACTAACGCAGGTTGTTCCGGAGTATAAGAAACTTAAGAACAAATACGACCTATTATGGACACAAAAGTCGCCAGAAGGTTATCTTAAGATCATGGCTGTTTTGCAAAAGTACATCGATCAAGGCATTAGTGTTAACACCAGCTACAATCCTATTTTCTTTGAAGATGAAAAGATTCCTATGAGCGTAATGCTTCAACACTTGTTGATGTTTTACAAGTTGGGCGGGAAACAGCTTTATTATTTCCAAACTAACGATGGACAAGGCGAAGTTGATGCAGATAAAATGCTTGATAATCCAGCTGATGATGTCATCGACGACGATGAGTCTTGTGATTCATGCGCTATCTAAATTCTTGACAAATATTTGAAATAACGTATAATAAACTAAACAACAAGAGGAACAACATGAGCGTATTTGACGTCAACAATAAAACAGACCATACCAAGGTTACTGCATTTTTGGACCCAACTGGTGGTCCAACTATTCAACGTTATGATACTATGAAGTATCCTAGCATCGATAAGTTCACTGACAAGCAATTAGGATTCTTCTGGCGTCCCGAAGAAGTCGACATCTATCAAGATGCTAAAGACTTCAAATCGCTTACGGAACACGAGAAGCATATCTTTACTTCGAACCTAAAGAGGCAGATCCTTCTTGACAGTGTACAAGGCCGCGCACCAGTAGAAGCATTTGCTCCTATTGTAAGCTTGCCTGAATTAGAAAACTGGATCCAAACTTGGACATTTAGCGAGACTATCCACAGCCGTAGTTACACACATATCATTCGAAATATATATTCAAATCCTAGCAAGATCTTTGATGAACTTATGGATATCAAAGAGATTGTAGAATGTGCTGAAGATATCTCTAAGTATTATGACGATTTGATCGAATTGTCAATGTGGTACAACCTACTAGGCGAGGGCACACATCAAATTAACGGCACACGTAATGTTGTAGTTGATTTGTATGAACTAAAGAAATTGCTATATCTAACACTTATGAGTGTTAACATCCTTGAAGGTGTTCGCTTCTACGTTAGCTTTGCATGTAGCTGGGCCTTTGCTGAACTAAAGAAGATGGAAGGCAACGCAAAGATCATTAAGTTTATCGCGCGTGACGAAAACCTTCATTTGGGCAGTACTCAGTTAATGCTAGGACTTCTACAAAAAGACGATCCAGACTTTATTAAGATTGTAGAAGAAACCAAAGACGAATGTATTCAAATGTTTGTAGACGCAGTTGATCAAGAGAAAGAATGGGCAGAGTATTTGTTCAAAGACGGTTCTATGATCGGACTGAATACACAGCTTCTAAGTGAGTACATCGAGTGGATCTGCACACGAAGAATGGATAAGGTAAAGTTGCCTAGTCCGTATAATGTAAAACACAATCCCCTGCCGTGGACACAAAAATGGATCCAAGGTGCAGACGTGCAAGTGGCCCCTCAAGAAACAGAAATAACATCATACATCAATGGTGGATCCAAGCAAGATGTAGATGGCGATACATTTAAAGGAATGAGTTTATGATCGTAGTTTGGAGTAAGGATAATTGTCCATATTGCACAGCAGCATTTGAATTGCTAAATCGTTACAATTTGTCGTACGAGATTAGAAAGTTAGGCGAAGGCTGGACAAAAGAAGAATTGTTAGAATCAGCACCAGCAGCTAAAACAGTGCCGCAGATTCTAATTGACGGGAAGTTAATTGGCGGTCATGCTGACCTAGTTAATTATATAGAAGACACAGGATTTAACGGAACAGGATGGAGCCTATGATACTTGAAAAACCTTATGAACTAAACGATGTAATAACAATCAAACTAACTTCAGGCGAAGAACTTATTGCTCGTTATCAAAGCAAAACAGACACCGAAATAAAGGTAACCAAGCCGCTAATGCTTATGGCATCGCAGCAAGGCGTAGGACTTGTACCATTTATGCATACAGTGTCGCTCGACAGCAAGCTTGGTATCAACAAGAATTCTGTAGTTGTGATGGCAAAAACTGACAAAGAAATTGCAAGTCAGTATATGCAACAAACAACCGGACTTGCTACTAACGTAGCTGGAGTATAAGTTGGGAAC